ACAATAGAGATGTTTCAATATCCCATTTGTGTTCAATCAACTTTTCACGCCAGATTCTTGCAAACTCATTTGGCTCATACTTTAGGACAGTCGCACGTGTTGTGTTATCCATCGCCATAGCTGTTTTCCAAATTTGAGTTAAACCACTACCGGTTGAGAAAGGTTGGTCTTTCCATGTTTCTGGATAGCCAGAACCTTGACCCCAAGAATTACCTACTACATAACAACGAGCTGTTTCAAGTTGTTGAACAGTAAAGTTTTTCCATTCAGCCGCAGATACATCATCAGTAGCTGCAGAAAGGTCTTTGTTGGCAACTCCGCCAGCACCCCAACCAGAAAGTTCAGCATTTGCAGACGATTGTCTTACAATCCTTAATTTCAAGTCAGCGCAATTGGCAGCTGCTCCAGCAGAACCTTCAGACTTTAGAGTTACATTTTCTACACGACCTACGATATAATCCTCTGCTACATATGCAAGAGCAGCTGTTGTTGCTCCAGCAGTTGTTGATTGTAGAGGTATTTTTACCATTTGTCCTTCTAGAAAAAACTCAGGTCTTGTTCCGCTATCACCTACTCTTAAAGAAGTTGATGAACCATATACTTGACCGATGTTACCATCGTTCTTGTAATCACTCATCATTCTTACATAGTAAATGTCGCCTTCTTCTACATTAGATGCTGTAACTGTAGCATCAGTTGATGCCATTCCAGCTTCAGTAGTTCCATGAGCTGTTACATATGCGTAACGCTTATGATAGGAAGGTCTTCTTTCTGTGAATTTAAACTGAGGGTCATCAGTTGGCTTCTTAGCAATTTTTGACACAAACCTAAAAAACGGGTCTTGTGCAATTGCTAATTCGCTAACTCTATCACCAAAGTTATATTTTCTCCGTAAGTCACCAGTCGATAAATTTCCACCTGGGTCTACTATACCAGCTGTGGATTCAGTTAAACCGGAAACATCGGAGACTCCAAAATAGTCTTTAGCCATTTTTAGCTCCTATTTTAAGTTAAGTATTTAGTTATTAACCAAATACAGATTCTAGTTCCGAATCAATCCCTAAAATAGCGTCAAAAACTTGTTCGTCTGGAGATGCTTGCTCATTCCTTAATGCTCCACCTATTGAAGATGCGCTTTGAGGTTTTTGTCTTACTCGCTTCATCTGCTCTGCCATATCTTGACGAGTAGATTGTGCGACATTTTTATCTCTATTTTGTCGATTCATAAGATAGTAAATATCATCTAGAGAAAGCGAGCGTGAATTTGCAAACTTGACAAAATCTGACCATTGCTCATTATTCATTTCATGCTTAGCTCTAAACTCTTTTTCTGCTCCTACTCTTTTACTTTGATTTTCTTGTTCTTTTGCATAATTGCCGAGTCGTTGATTAACTACTCCATCAATAGTTGCTTGTAGAACCTTTGCTGAATCTGAGTCAGTATTACTAACTGCTTCATCGGCATCAAAGATAAAATCATCATCCAAACCAAGTTTCTCTGTTACTTTTTTAGGGGTTGAACCACCACCCTCAAAATAGTCTCTCACATGAGTTACTAAATTAGGGTCTTTTCTCATTGCATCGAGAACAGGTACATAGGGTTCTAGTTCACCTAAACGAGAGTTAAGTCGTTTTGCTTCTGAACTTGAGTCACTATATCTCTTTTCCCAATTATGCTCTTGCGATTCAGTCTCTGGGCTCATTTCTGAGGTTTCAGGTTCTGCTTCACTTTGCATCAATGCTGGTTCTTCTTCCGGCTCCAGTATACCTTGATTTACCTTGCGGTCAAGAGCTTCAAAAAAATCGTCAGCTGTGTCTGGCGTATTATTTTCAGGGCTATCTATATTAAAATCATTCAAATCTGATGATTTAGATAGGTTGTCTGTATTTTCGTTAGCCATAATTTCTCCTTAATTTATGTTATTAGGATTCAAAAAAACAACTATTCTTTAGCACCAGAAATTTCCTTTTGTTTTTGTCCGAATGCTAGACCTAGTTCTTTCATTTTTGAATTTGTTTCGTTTTTAAGTTTTTCTCGATAGATTGCTTGCGCTGCTTCTGTTTCCATCACATCTTTCTTCATAGACATATCTGCATTATTAACTTTTTGTTTAATACCAGATTGTACTAATTGTCTTTCTAATGTTTCTATTGTTCCATTTCTATCTTTAACAATTTCATCTAATTGTTCTATTTGATTCCTTAATTGCATATAAACAGACTTACGTTTTATAATTGCTTCTTTATTTCTTACATCTGTTTCTGCTAACATAGCGACATCATCTATTAATCCAGATTGATACCACTTAAAATATTCTTCTAATAATGCCCATCTATTTAATGGCAATGTAGAACCACCTATTATTCTAACATCAAATCTTGCAGTAGAATAATCATTCCATTTTTTAACTGCATTTCCTAAATCATCAAATATAGGTATATTAATTTCTATAGAAGTTTCTTCATTTATATTATTTGGTTGAACAATTCTAAATACTTTATTTGCAATATAAGTATCTTGTGCCCAATCTTTGAATATAACTCCAAGATGTTCTAATGCAGGTTCTACAATATTTTGCATCCATGATTTAATTCTTCTTGTTCCAAACTCATCCATTTGCAAAAGGCCTCTATAAGTCTCTGGAGAAGAACTTGTATCTCCTTGCATTGATGAATAAACACCTGCTATATACTCCATATCCGATTTTGCATTTTGAGTAATTCCAAAAAATGCACTATTCAAAGGCATAGGTTGTACAGGAGTCGGAGCATTAAAACCAGACCGATACTTTAATAATGCGCCAGGAGCAGATGAATATCTTTCCCACTCTTCTTCTGGTACAGAACCTTCTTCATACATCCACCTAAGATTAGATGCTAAGTTTGCATTATGTATTAATATCTGATGTGCTTTATTTAATTCTTGTTGTTTTCCAACTAGTGGAGTTACTGCGCTTTGAGGAAAAGGTGTTCCTGTGTATTGATAAACAAAAGGAACAATAGGATAATCTTTAATTGGTAATACCTCATCATACATTAACTTATTACCAACAACGATTGTTAATTTAATCCTACTTTCATAAAAGTCAACTGAATCTACAATATTAGCTGCTACTTTTTTATCTTTAATCATTATATCGTATTCAGATTTAGTAACAACACGATTTTCTATTCTAGATTCAGATTCTTTTAATTTATTAATTAAAATTATTTTTTGTTGCTCGACAGATTCAATTGCTTCTCTTCTCATTCTTTCAATTTCTAACTGAGCTCTCTGTTCAATCATTTCACCTTTTTCAACTGATTCTGCTATTTGCAATGCTTTTTCTTCTACCTGAACCATCATTTCTGATTCAAAATCTTTTAAGTCTACTTCAACTTGTTTTTCTATCTCTGCCATTTCTAACGGGCCTGGAGGCATATTTACAAATAGATTGACAAAAGAAACTTGTTCTTTACTATAACACTCATAGTAATCTATAATATCATCTTCATCGCCTTTTGAATTATAGGATTCTCCATGAGTATCAGATGGAAATATAATATCTGTTTCTAAAGAATCTCTTTCTGAATAATCATATTGTCCAGCAGTGTTACTACTTGCAGTATTTATTTGTCTTGATTTATCTGGAAATAAACCTTTTACTTGTTCTCTTGGTAAGTCTTTTCGTATAACAACATAACTAGCATCTCTAAATAAAAAGTCTCTAGATGTAGGGTCTGGGTATACATCAAATGGCTCTACTCTTTTAAAGATAACTTCTCCTAATCCCCTGTCTTGATTAGGGTCTACGTCTACTTGCATATATCCTACTCCCTTTACAAGAGAGTCTTGGATTACTTGAGCATAAATACTATCTCCATTAGAATTATACCAACAATAATCTGCAATATCAGAATGAACTGCAGCTACATCTGCATCACTTCCATCTGCTCCTACAGCTTGCCATCTTGGAGTATTTGCAGTTGCAAAAAATTTCATCATTTCAATAACAGGAGTAATCCTATTAACTGTAAAGTTTGGCATGCCTGCACTTTTTAAAGCATCTTGTTCGTCTTCTGTAAGTTGTTCTCCTAGAAAAAACTCATAAGATTTTTGTGCTATAAATTCCCATTTAGCTCTATTAGAACCATTTGCCTTATTATATAAATCATGTACTTGGTCAACTACTTTTTTATTTCCTCTAGCCATTATCCTCTAATCTCCACATGAACTAAATCGTCAAATCCATTGTCTTTTACTTCGCCATCTGAATCCCAGTCGCCGCCCCAGCGAATATTAACTCCAAGCTGTTGTCCAATGCCTCGAACCATTCCACCCATATAGTGAAACCTTTCTCTGTCTTCCCAGTCAATTGGATAGGGAGCTAAATCAACTGCTTTACCTTCTAAATGCTTTGAATACTTTGTTTTAGATTTTCCTTGCGCCAACAATTCCATTTGTCTAGCCTCAGTTCTGAGTCCTTCAATAATAGTAACATCCATTATCTTTACGAGCTCATTTAAAACATTTACAAGTTCAGGTTTAACTCCCTTTAATCTTTCTTTTGACCTCTTTCCAAATCTAGGCATTTCTCTTCCTTTGCTTTTGTGAATATAAATTATCTATTTTTCTTTTTGCATGAAATTTATTATGTGGCATAAAACTTTGCCAATATGATTTTTTAGGGCCAGCATCATCAAATCCTTGTACCCCTAGCTCTCCTTTTGTTTTCATTGACATCTTACCTGTGCTTTTAGGTAATGATATATCATGAGTGCTTTTTGTTGCCATTACGCAGTTATCCAGTTCTTAGCTTTTCTTATTGTCTTAACCCAATCATTCCTCTTTCCCTTCTTCATATTAGGTGGAAAAGAGTGTTTACAAGCATAATAAAGACTTTCTATTGTGTCATCATGTGACATTTTAGGCCCGAATGTAATGATTTCATGCGATAAATCAAAGTGAGAGTCTCTAATATGTACCAAACCCATCGAAAATCTGCTCGAAAGTCCACTATAGATGCGATTAAGTTTGTTTGAACCACCCGGTTTCTCTGGTATAACGGCAATACTGAACTTATTTAACCTTCTTCTTTCATCATTTAATGCTTGGAATATACTTCTATTCATAGCAACATCTTCAACCGTAGCAGATGTACAATGATATTTTTCATATAATTCTATAATAATATCTACAACACCTTTCTTTCCTATTATATTTCCTTCAAAATCTTTACTACCAATAGTTGGAATAGCTCGATGTCTTTCATATTCTAATACATATACATTACTATCTGGGTCAATTGCAATAACCATTATAACAGAAAAGTCAGATGTTTTCGTATCAATGTCTGTAGCAGGGTCACAACCTATAAATATATTAACTGGTATTTCTTGTCCATCTTTTATAATTAAGTTTATACCATCTCGATGTTCATAAGTTCCAGTCCAATATTTTAAATTTTTTCTAGTCCATACAGAATCATCTTCAGATTGTACTTCCATCATATACTCTTGATAGAACTTTGTACTTTGTCCAGAGTCTATATAGAACTTTTTCTTTTCTTCTAATTTCTTTTTATTAAAAAATGATGACCATAATGATTCACCACTGGGTAAGATTGCTTTATATGTAATCAGTTTCCAAGCAAATTCCTTATTATCTTTTTTAGCTTTTGCATGGTTATTAAGAAGATTGTTAATAAAAGAGTCATAATGTACAGGAGTACCATTAATACGAAGACGACCAGTATGGGGCTCAATAGCAGGATATACAACAGCGGTAACAAGATTAGCATTTTTATCTCTAGACTCTTGAGTAAGTGTGTTTGCTTCGTGTTCGAAGTCATCGAGGATGATGAGGTCATATCGTTTATGGAGTTTTGCTCCACCCCGTATCCCAGAGACATTACTCTTGGAAATGAGTTTACATCCATTTGTTAACTCTATATCTTCT